AGCGAGATGACGTTGGATAGCTCGCTCAGCGCATACTTGATGGCGAACGTCTGCACCTGATTTACCCAGCCGGGAGACTTGCCGCCGGTCAGTATTTTCGAGGCTTTGGTTCGGAACATCGAGTGCTCAGATGAGATGATCGGTGATTGCTCGGTGTCGCGGAACGTGATGTCGGGAACTTTGGGTGCCACGCCGACCAGTCGCCGGATCAGCGGATCGGTGACGCCGTCGCCGTCCTCGTCGATGGGATAGATGCTTTCGGTCACCAGATTGTCGGCTGTGGTGGCGATCAGCGACAGCGCCCCGTCGACCAGGGTGCCCGTAGGCCCGGTCACACCGCTGGCGTCCTCGACGGCGAGCACGATGCAGGCTCGAGTTGGCCGCGCCGCGTCCTGGCCGACGATGGCCGCCAGTTCGGGATGAGGGCTGTCGTCGTCCTCGGGCAGCCAGGTGTATGCCCTGACGTGGCAGCCGGCGTCGCGCAATAGCGCCTCGGTGACACTGTGCGCGTCAGACCAGCGGGACATAATCACCGAGAACCGAGACTGATCGAACAGCGGGTTGACGAACTGCATCTGAATGGGCCAGTTCAACGGGTTGAGGTTCAACACGTTGCCGGCCTCGCCGAGCCACGCAAAAGGATTCAAACTATTAGCCGGCAGAGCTAACAGCGGGAAGTAGTTACGGGCCAGGTTGATAAACCCAGTCGTCGCAATGATTGTGCGCGTATTGCCTGGTAGGAGCCATGCCTTTAAGGGCTGCACGGCCGGGTCGCAGAACGGTGTGGCGCCGAATAGCAAATGCTTCCAGTGTTCGCGGTTGTGGGAACACTCGAGGACAACCGAGCGGGTGCCGTCCTCGTCGCGCTTGACGCGGATATTGGTCACCTTGGCGCCCCACCGCCACCGCCAACTGCGGCGGTGCGGGTAGGGGTCGATGGTGAGGTGCAGATCCTCGTCTTTGCGAACGTCCCGGCGTAGAAAGTCGATCAGCCAGTCGTCGCCGCGCAGAGTGATGTCGCCCTGGCCGGTGTCATGCAGCAGTTCCTCGGCATCGACAGACTTCTCGGCCGCCACCGTCCCGATGTAGTGGTGCCGGTTATCCCAGAGCCTTATCAGAGGGCGCGCTTTAGCCTCGATGTCGATGAGTTCGCGCTTAGCGTCGAGGTAGCGGTACGCCGAGATCGGAGCCCGCTCAGGATTAGGCGCCGTGCCATCAGCGCCGATCACCGGGATCACCTCGGCGAGGTTGATGCGCGCCACGCTATGACCAGGCCATCCGATATGACTGCGGCATTATGCACGTCACCGAGCCGTTCGGGTTGGTGTGAGTGACTTTGATGTTGGCAATTGAGCGCGGCTCGACACGGTTGTCGAAACCGACGCCGCCGGGGATGCGGCGCTGCGCCGGCAGCCTCGCCGAGGTGGCATCATGCAGCAGCAGATCGAGTAACTGGGAGTTGCGGAGGTAGCGGTAGACCTCGTCATCTATCGGGTCTTTTTCGGTGGTGATGGTGCGCTTGGTCGGATCGGTGTCGATCAGCATGAAGTCGCCATCCGAGGAATAGAACCGAGGCATGGTGATCATGCGGCCGCCGGCCCCGTCTTGAATAGTCACATCACCTGAGCCGCGTATCAGGTACTTGGGAGAGGCCGGCCACGTTCCCCTGTTCGGGATCTTGATTATGCCCTCGCAGCGGCCGTCGCGCAGCGTCGACAGGTCGGCTTTCCAGGTGCGGGAGAGGGCGCGCTTGGAGTAGAACGGCTGCGCCGCGTGCAGCACCATATTCCACTGCATCGAGTTGTTATCGTGCGCCACCGGATCTATCGACATAGGTGTCTTGCTTGCCTCGCCGAGCACCACGCGCAGCCACCGCCAGCCGTGGGTACGGGTGAATGAGCCGAGGTAGCCGGGAACTGATTCCGACCACGATGTCCACCAGGAGTCCTCGATCTGCCGATACGAGAACGGGTTGGTCTGCTCGGGCCGCTCAGCGTTCAAGTTCGGCTGAATTACCACGCCGAGGCTGATGACGCGCTTCTTGTAGTCGATACGTTCGGGGATGGCGCCGATCAGGTACGGGCCTTCGGAGTATTTGATCTCGAACTCGGGCTGCATGACGCCCTCGAGTTCGCGGGACAGAACCACGCCCTCGCGGCCTCGGCCGGGGCCGGCCAGATGCCACAGCTTGTTGTTGCTCGGGTGGAGATACACCCATTTAGTTGCGGTTGACCGCAAGTACTCGCCGTTGCGGCCGAGGTCGTTCCAGTTGGTTAGCCGCTGCCAGGACGGGTGCGTCGGGTTGACAGCCCCATAGATCTCGCTGCCGTAGGCGTCGCGCGTGTACTTGGGCGGGTCGAGCCACCAGTCGTCATTGAGGCCGCTCATCGACGCACCGTTGTTCTAGTGCGCGCATTGTTTTCGTTGTGAACTGCGCCGATCACGTCTGATGGGTTCATGCCCACGTTTCCGTTGATGTTGATTGAGTTATCGACGGCGCCGGCCGGCGCGGCGCCGGCCTGGTCGGCCGGGGCGAACGCCGACATCGAGCCGGCGGTCGACGGGTCGACGGCGCCGGCCACGGCCGGGTTGACCTCGCCGGGGGCCAGCGCGGGACTGCCGCTCTGTAAGTCAAGGGCGGTAGACGTTTTTGGGATCGCCGAGAGTAGGCCGCCGAGGCCGACCGAGTCTGCGGCGCCAGCCGCGAAACCACCCGGCGAGGCGTTGGTGTCCTCGGTGCCGCCGCCCGACAGCATCCCGCCGAGGAAATTGACGCCGGCCATAGCCGACTTGACGGTGGGCCACTCGAGCGGGTTAGAGAACAGGGAGCCGTCGAGGCCGACAGACTCGAGCAGACCAGACACGAACATCTTGCCGAAATCGGAGCCGTCAGCACCGCCCTTGCCGCCCTTGCCGCTATCGGCTTTGACCTTGTCGAGCTTGCCCTTGGTTCGCAGTTCGGTGTCAGCGGTCTCAGCGTCGCCGGCCTTGGTGCGCTTCTCGGCGAGACTTGTGTTGGCGTCGGCCAGTTCACGGTTAGCGACATCGAGGGCGTGCTGCGCGTCGGTGGTGTCCTTGCCGGCCGCTTTCAACTCGTTAAGGCGAGCCTGCTTGCGGTCACGCGAGAATGTCTTGTCGTCAACTGACTGCTGAGCCTGCGTGACGGCCTTATTGGCGCTGTCCACCTTATTCGATGACGAGGACAGTTCGGCGTCGGTGGCGGCCCGGTAGGCGCTGCCACTCGCCGAGGTGGCCGAGCCGACCGAGGAACTCATCGACGAGGCGCCCGTCAGCGAGATCGACGTATCAGGCTTGTCATTCATAAACATGTGAACATGGTCAAAATGGTTCGCCGTTGGGTTGCCGCGATCCTCCATTGGCTTACCAGTGCCGTCGAAACCGCTGCCGTAGCCGTAACTGGTTTGGCGCCAGATCATTCCGGTTAAGCCAATAGCTTTGGCGTTTTTCATTGCCCACGCTGCCACCGAGTTACCGAGGGCGATACCCTTGTCGCTCTGCGAGTCGGGAATCATCACGTCGAGCGCGTTTCCGGTGGAATGCTCGTTATAGCCGTCTGGTTCGCGGTAGCCGCCGATGTTCGAGATTCCGAACATCTGACTGATGACGCCTTTTATCTCGCTCGCGTGCGGCGTCAGGCCGCCGGCCGCGAAACCCGGCAGCGAGCCAGTGTTCAGTGCTTGCAGCAGCGGAAGATACTTGGCCGTCGAGGCCGCGTTGACGATGTACTCGCCGTTAGACACCGCCACCATTGCCGGATAGCCGAGGATGCTGTCACTGCGGCCGCCACCGGGGCCAGAGATTCGGCCGCCGCCAGCGTAGGCAACCACGCGGCCGCCGTTCGCACCGCCGCCGAGGCCGACCGCGTTGAGGACGGCGCCGCCAGCACCTTTCAAAAAGTCGCCGACCTTGCCGATCCCGGCGCCGATCTTCTCGATGATGCCGCCGATCTTGTCCCAGACCGCCATCACCACGTCTTTAACCGTGTTGAATGCGTTAACCAGACCGTCTTTGAACTCGCCCACCTTGTCGCCGACCTTGCCGATCACTGTGATGAACGTGTCCCAGATGATCTGAGCGCCCTTCCAAAAATTGGAGATAGCGCCGCCGATAGCCTCGAACGCCGGCACGGCAATGTTCTGCCACAGCCAGGAAATCTTGTCGCCGACCCATTGCACAGCGGTGGTCAGCGCGCCCCAGATGGTCTTGGTGATCGACCACATGCCAGAGATGACGGCGCCGATACCCTCGAACGCTGGCATGGCGATGTTCTGCCACAGCCAGGTGATGACCTCGCCGACCGTATGCAGGGCGCCTTTCAGCCACTCCCAGACCGCCCCGGCCACAGTCTTAATGCCTGTCCAGATGACTGCCCACATCTTGCGGCCGGTCTCAGTCTTAGTGAAAAACGCCCATATAGCGACGCCGACAGCGACCAAACCGGCGATGATCAGCCCGATGGGATTTGCGGTGAGCGCCGCGTTAAGTAGCCACTGGCCGGCTGCTGCGGCTCGCGTGGCGAGCGCCTGGGCGCGCGTAGCGATAGCGTGCCCGATAGCAGCGACCCGGCCTCGGATAGTCGTCGCCGTAGCGGCGTTGCCCGAGACCGTGCTCAAGTTTTGTGCGGTGGTGTTGGTGCCGAGTGAGATCGACAGTTGCGCCATAGCGGCGGCCTGCTGACGAATCGCCATCGTCTGCGCGATCACCAGCGGGGTGCGGAACGCCGAGGTGACCGCCGACCATGCGTTGAACATAGGTGCCAGCACCGAGGCCGTAGACCGCAGTAAAACGAACGCGCCGACGAGGGTAACCATCAGCGGAACAGCCCAACCGGCGTTATCGGCGAGGAAACGCAGCGCCCCGGCGAGCAGGTTGACGGCTGGCACCAGGATGGCCGAGATGGTGGCGGGGCCGACCTGAATGATGGCCTGTCCGAACGCGCCGAGGGCGGTGCCGATCCCGGTGAGCGCCGGCCCAGCAGCAGTAAAGGCGTCGCCGAGACCCTTGGCGCCGCTGGTAATCGAGTTGAATGCGTCGCCACCGCCGCCACTTGTCAGGCCGGCAATCTTGTCTTGTAGCTGGCCGAACCATGTGACGATGTTTTGAATGCCGCCGTTTTGCGACCACTCGGTGATGCTTCCGGCGATCTTGGTGGCCCACGGCGTGATCATTGCCGTCATGTTGCCCATGATCGGCTTGATGGCTTTTGTTATGTCATTGAATACCGAGGTGAATGCGCCGACGAATGGAACCATGCCGGCCAGTAACGGGCCAGCCAACTGGGCGCCGAACCTCGAGTAGGCCGCGCGCATGTTTTTGACCGAGCCGGTGATGCTGCCGCCCATTGTGACGGCCGCGCCGCCGATATTCTCGGCGATGACTTTCTGGAATGTAGCTGCGTCGACCTTGCCGTCCGAGACCATCTTGGAGAGTTGCTCGCCGGTGACGTTGTACTCTTTTTGCAGCCAGGTAAAAATCGGCAGGCCACGGCTTGCAAGTTGGTTTAGCTCGCCGGTAAACGCCTTGCCCGAGGTCTGCACATTATTGAAGATTTGGCCCATCTCGCCCATCGACGTGCCAGCGATACCGGCCGCGTCGGCGGTTGTCTTGAGATATTTAGTCAGTTCTTCGCCGGGTTTGACGCCAGCGGCCACAGCGGTAGCTGCCGTGGTGGCAGCCTCGTCGAGGCCGAACGCAGTTTTGTCGACGGCCGCCAGGGCGTTATCCATGATGGACTTGACACTCTCGGTGGTGTTACCGAGACCTTGCAATTTGAATGTCGCATCGTCGATGGCAGTGAGCCGAGAAAAACCAGATTTAAGAGCACCGCCAATGCCGGCTGCGGCAACGCCTGCGCCGACCACGGCGGTAGCTTTCAGTCCGGTGAGCAGACCAGATCCGAACCGGCGGCCGAGTGACTCACCGCCACCCATGTTCTGCTCGACGCTGGCATCGAGGCCGCTGCCGACGTTGGCAGATTGCAGACCGGAGTTGATGTCGGCGCCAGCCTGCGCCCCGGTGGAGCGTGCGCCGTCGATGCGGAGCAGTCGGCCGAGCCCGCCGCCTTTACCGACCTCGCCCTCGACACCGCCGCGAATATCGCGGCCGGCCGCCTGTCCTGCTTTTCCGGCGCCCGAGGTGTCGAAACGGGGAGTGATGACGGCGCCACGGCCGACCCGGTTCAGGCTTGCCAGAATGCCTGACTCGAGCCGAGAGGTTTCCGGCAGAATTGTTAGCCAATAAGTACCGGCCATTAGGCTGCGCCACCTCCCTTTTTAGTTTGTTTGTCGCGCCAGCGTTGTTCACGTTTAGCGCGTAGTGCGAGGAAATCGCCCACGGTTGTCACCTTGGCGTTCACACCGGCTACCGAGACAACGTCGCCGACCTGGCGGCCAGGTTTGCGTTCTTCGTCGCCGGGGCGCGGGAACGGCTCTGGGATGTCGCGCGGCGGTTTCTTACTGGCGCCCTCGGTGCGCTGCCAGTTGGTGATTCTCACGCCGTCGACCACATGAGCGAGCAGGTAATCAGTAGTTGTCCAGCCCTTCTCGACGGCGTGGAACACTGCCGTGCCGGGTGGCGCCGCGAATATAAACGCATGTAGGTCGTCCCACGTCAGGCTGCCATCATCGAACTCGCGGCCGGCGACGATCAGATCGCGCCGAATGGCCTGCTCTACTTGCCTAACCGCCGCGCAGACCTGTTTGATTTTCCCTCAATCAACCCGCCGTCCCGGCCCCAGCGTTCGACAAAGTCATTCCACGGTTCTTCTTTAAGGCTGTCGAGGATCTCGAGCGCCTTATCCGAGCAGTGCTTCTCAATCAGCGCGAATGTGCGCTCGAGGTCGGACAGGTGGGCGTGCTGGCGAATCCATCCCGGCGGCGGCTTGCGGAGACACCGCTTGACGGCGATTGTGGTGCCGTCAGGGTGTGCGACACCGTACTCGGTGTCAAAGTCGTCGGCCTCGAATGTGGCGCCGAACAGTTCGTCGCCCTCGTCGTACTCGGCGGCCCAGTCGGCGGCAATCTCAGGTGCGACGGTCGGCGGTGTCTGGTCGTCAGATGCTTCGGTCTCGGTGTTTTTAGACACTGGTCAAACCTTCCTGGTGGCCCCGGTGGTGGGTTATGAGAGTTGAGAGGCCGCCCCGCGCGCCCACCAGGAATACGCGCGGGACGGCCGGCTCGGGAAGCTAGACGGCGATGACGCCGTCGTCGCTGTACTGCACGACGTGGTTGCCGTCAGTGCCGCGCAGAACCTTCCAGGTGGGCTCGAACATCAGCGGCTCGTTGTGAACGAGCTTGATATCCCCGATGTCCGAAAGCTGGGCAATCGAGGCGACCTGCCTGATGATCTTGTCCTCGTAGACCGAGTCGAGCACCAGCGAGGATCGTTTCGGCAGCTTGCTGTTCAGGATCACCCGCATACGGGCGCCCTGCTCGGAGGTGGCACTCTGCGTGGACACGTTGTCGTCGCCGAAAATTGCGGCGTTCACCTCGGGGCTGAGCACCTGAAACAGTTGCATCGAGTACTCGATGGAGTACTTGTCGCGCAGGGTGCCGATCTCGTCGCCGCCCCAGACCTCGACGGGATTGGTGCTCGAGTCGATCTTGATGGTGACGCCGTCTGCGCTGATGTAGCCGAGGTTGGCGAACGCAGCGTCGAGCGGCGAGTCGACATCAGTGGGCAGTGTGGTGCCATACGGCGCCACCCACAGGCCGCCGACAGTTGTCAGATCGGTCGGGCTAGCCGCGAACACCTTGCTCACGTCACCCCAAACAGATGAGGGCGCAGTCATAATGAATCTCCTAACTTGCCCGTCAGGGGCAACTTAAAACCCTCGAGCCGGATGGCCGAGGGGTAATTGTCCTGGTGGTGTCTTTAGAGTTCGGCCGGCGTTTCGACGTGCAGGCCGAGCGTCCAGAACACGGCAGCTTGAAACCCGAACAGCGGTACGTCGCTGTCCTCGAAACTGGCCGGCCCGAACTGAGGTTGCGCCCCGGTCACCCACACGTCGCCGAGCGGCGTGCTGATCTTCCGGTGACTAACGGTGCAGAGCAGACGGTGCAGCAGGTCTGCGTTGGTCTCGAGGCGAACCGCGTCAGAGTCGAACACGCGCAGCCTGATCAGGTAATCGCCGAGGAACTGTCGAGTAGTGCCGCCGGGACGTGACAGCAGCGCGTAAGACTCCGGTGTCCCGGCCGGTGGTGTGACGCCGACGTGCAGCGGGTTTCCTCGAGCCTCGAGTTCTTCGACGAGGTAGGAGCGTGCCGCTACCAGTGGGCCGACCGGCGGCAGTAGGAGCGTCACTTCGCCCCGCCGTCGCCGACGATGCCCATCAGATGAGCGTGTTTAACCTCGGAGCGTCTTGCTTTCCGAGTTTTAGGCCAGACGTGTGCGCGAGCGCGATCACTTCCGACCACCATATCGGTGCCGTAGCCGCCGGCGTCGCCGGCGCGAGATCCGGCCTCGGCCGCGAACCGCGTCGCCAGCCGGTGTAGCTCGGCTTGCACGCCGGCGCTGCGCCGGATGGCGTTGTGCTCGGCGTTCGGAAACTCAAGCCGGCCCATCGTGAACCCTCCGCAATGTCACTCGGTAGCCGGGTTTGAACCCGAACGGCCCAGTGTTGTTGTCCTCGGGATCGCCGACAACAACAAACTGGAAACCATCAGGCAACGTAACTAAGTCACCATCAGACCAGTCACCATCAGGTGTCGATAAATACACCTCGGTGATAACGCGCCCAGCCAGGTCGGCAGTTGGATCATCAGTGGTGCTTTTGGGCGACCATCCAATGACTGCTCGCTGCCGAACCGTATAGGTAACGGTTGCCTGACCGAGCGCGTTCTCACCAGTGCGGCTCGCGGCCGCGTGCTCGACGGTGTGTGGTGTCGGAAACACTAGCCCTGCTCACTACCCAGGTTGATTGCAACCATGTACGGCTTGTACTGGCGCAGCCTTAACTTGAATGCTGGTGTGAGTCTCGGCCCCGGCGAGGTTGACTCAGCAGCGAATGTGACGCCGAATGAGTCAGCTTGCAGAGATTGAGTATCAGGCAGGATGTTCGTCGGACGGCTCAGCACCGCCGCCGCCATCGCCGCCACCACTCGTCGTATCGGTGCCGGCGTCGGAACCGGAATCTGAAACGGACTCAGATACCCGACTACTAGATCTTGAGCCTCGTCGAGAAGCGGTTCGATCCACTCCTGCTCCGACTCTGTCAGTTCCCGACGCAGCGCCGCCCGAACGTCGTCCTGTGTTACTAACAGGCTCATTGCTGGGCACCGCCTTTGACTTCTCGTCTGGTAACCACTTGTCAGAATCCGCAACAAGTACGGCCATCAACGTGCCCTGAGACACGCTGATGACCGAACCCGTCACGGTATGCCGATACTTCACGGCTAGTCGGCGACAACGGCGCCCACGGGCACCTTGCCAGTACCGACCGAGGTAGCGCCATCGCCGAGGACATAGGCGAACCTGGCCTTGAGTCGCAAAGCGACCATGTCGCGCTCAGCGAGGTTCACCTGATTCTCGCCAGTGCCGAGAGTGGCCTGATCG